GGCCTATGTGCCGCTGGAAAAAATGGCCGTGCTGGAGCGCGAGCAGGGCTACCCCCCGCCGCGTGCCTATGCCATCGACGGCTTCACCTTGATAACCGGGCCGGTGGTCACTGCTCCCTACACCCTGACGGCGCGCTATTACGCCCGCATCCCGTCGCTGCTGCTGACGGACAGTAACTGGCTGATCCTCAACCACCCCGGCATTTACCTTTGGTCGGTGTTGACCGAGGCCATGCTTTACACGCAAAACATCGAGCAGATGGCCGCCTACCAGCAGCGCTATCAGCTGGAGGTGGTGCAACTGATCGCCAACGAACAACGCGCAGCGAGCAGCGGCTCGAGCCTGCGCATAAGGACACGCTAATGCCGCTTGAAATTGCCGACTACATCAACGGCCTGGACGCGGCCAATCCCACGGGAACCGACCCCAAGAGCCAGGGCGATGACCATGCGCGCCTGATTAAAAAGGCCCTCAAAGCTACCTTCCCTGCCCTCACCGCACCGGTGACGGCCACGGCGGCGCAGCTCAACACGGCGGCCTTGACCCCCTGGGTGCGTCAGGGCGGCGGCGTGGGGCAGTTGACCAACACGGTGTATATCGGCTGGAACGGCGCCAAGCTGGCCCTGCAGGTCGATACCACCGACTTTGGCATCAACTGGCCCATCAATGCGCAGGCGGCAACGAGCGGCAAGGACGGCTATTTCAGCATCACCTCCGCCGCCGGCCCGATGCTTGAACTGCACAAGCCGGGCTTTATGGCAGGCGCCTGGTACATCAACAACGTGAACCAGCTGGTGTTTGGGCAAACCAATGGCGCGGCCAGCATCCTGGGTGAACGGCTGACGCTGAACATCAACACCGGCGACATGACCCTGCAGGGCACGTTGACGCAATCGTCGGACGAGCGCCTGAAAACCGACTGGCGGCCGGTGGCGGCCAATTTCCTGGCGTCGCTGGCGAACGTCAAGGCCGGCATTTACACGCGCATTGACAACGGCACGCTGCAGGCGGGTGTGTCGGCGCAGTCGCTTCGCGCGGTGCTGCCCGAAGCGGTGCAGGCAGATGAGAAGGGCATGCTGTCCGTGGCCTACGCCAATGCCGCGCTGGTGGCGTGCATCGCCCTGGCCAAGGAAGTGACCGCCTTGCGCGTCGAGCTGAACGCCTTGAAGGCCCGCGCATGACCATCGTGCGCGTGGCGGGCGCCGGTTCGGTCGGCGTCAACAAAGACCTGTCACAGCACGAGTTGCCCATTCAGGCCTGGACCGACGCCCGCAATATCCGCTTTGTCGCTGGCTCTGCCGCCCAGGCGACCGGCTACCGCGAACTCTACCCTGGCGCCCCGGCGGTGCCGTTTCATGTCATGCCGCTCGATGTGCTGGGCGTGCGCACCTGGCTGTATGCCGGCGCGGGCAAGCTCTACACCGTGGGCGACGGCGCCGTGCACAGCAACATCACCCGGCAAACCAGCGGCGCAGACGTGGACTACAACGCCCAGCGCAACAGCTGGAGCAGCTGCCTGCTGGGCGGCATCCCGGTCCTGAACAACGGCGTGGATGTGCCGCAACAGTGGCTGCTGACTGGCCGGGCGACGGCTTTGTCGGCCTGGCCCGCCGACCACACGGCCGGCGTGATTCGCACCTACAAAAACAGCCTGATCGCGCTGAACATCACGAAAAACGGCGTGAACCGCCCCTTCCTGGTCAAGTGGAGCCATCCGGCAGACCCCGGCAGCGTACCCGTCACCTGGGACATTGCCGACGCCACCAAAGATGCCGGAGAAAACGACCTGAGTGAAGGCTACGACCCAATTGTCGATGGCCTGACGCTGCGCGATTCGTTCCTGATCTACAAGGAGTCCAGCGTCTGGCGCATGGACTACACGGGCGGACCTTTTGTTTACCGCTTTGCCAAGGTGCTGGGCACCTCCGGGGCGCTGGCCAGGAACTGCATCGCCGAAATCGACGGCCTGCATTTTGTCCTGTCCTCGTCGGATTGCATCGTGCATGACGGCCAGCAGGCGCGCTCGGTGCTCGACAAGCAAAGCCGGCGCGAGCTGTTCCAGCGGATCGATCCGGCGCACGCGGACCAGTGCTTTGTGTTCATCAACCGGCTTTATAACGAGGTTTGGGCGTGCTACCCGACCCAGGGCAACGTGGTCTGCAATGAGGCGCTGGTCTGGAACTACGTTGACAAGACCGTGGCCTTTCGCGACCTGCCGGGCATCAACCATGGCGCCTGCGGGGCGGTGGAGGACACCACCGGCAGCACCTGGAGCAGCGACGCGGGCAGCTGGGACAACGACACCACGCGCTGGGATGCGTCGGGCTCCAGCCTGAACCGGGCGCTGTGCGTGCTCGCCGGGGACACGCCCAAGCTGTATTTGCTCGACAGCGGCGCCACCTTCGACGGCGCGCCGGCATCGGCCCTGCTCGAGCGTGTCGGCCTGTCGCTCGGCGCCCCGGAAAAGATCAAGCTTCTCAGCCGCCTGCGCCCACGCATCTCCGGCACCGCCGGAAAAACCGTGCTGGTGTCGCTGGGCAGCGCGGACGACGCCTTCGGTGCAGTGACCTGGCAGGCCGCCGTGCCCTTTGTCATCGGCCAGACGGTCAGCGTCGATGCGCTGGTGGCGGGGCGTTACCTGGCCGTGCGCTTTGCCACCGGCAGCGCGCCCGCCTGGCGCCTGGACAGTTATGACCTGGACGTGATTGAAGCGGGGGCATTTTGAGGCCGGCATTCGGCGCGGCGCAGCGCTATGCGGCGGGCATCGTGCCGGCGGATGCTGCGGCCCTGCCCAGTTTCCTGCGCGCCGAACTAGCGGGCGTGGAAGCGGCCTTGCAGTCTCTGGCTGGCGGCCAGCTGGAGGTCATCACCGTGGCCCCTGCCAAGCCGCGTGACGGCATGCTGCGCTGCGCGGCGGCGGGTGTGCTGGGCGCCAGTGCCGGATTCTACGGGTTTCACAGTGGCGGCTGGAAGGTATTGGGCTGAATATGAACGAGTTGCAAGCACCCGGCCGCGCCAAGCTGGCAGCGGTGGGGTTACTGATTGCCGAAATGCCGCAGATCGACGTGCCGCTGGCGCATCACTTTGCCCAGGGCGTCTATGCGCGCAGCGGCGTCATTCCCAAGGGTGCGGCATTTGTGGGCCGGGTGCATTTGCAGTCGCAAGTGAACATCATCTCCAGCGGCGACATCACGATCTTGACCGAAACCGGCCTGGTGCGACTGGTCGGGCCATGCGTCTGGGCGTCCCCTGCCGGTGCGCAGCGGGCCGCCTACGCCCACGAAGAAACATTCTGGACCACTGTGCTGGGCACGGAAAAGACCGACCCAGACGAGGTTTACCGAACCTGTACGGCGGCCAACCATGAAGACGCGCGGCTCGCACTTGATGAGCTTTTAAAAATCGTGAAGGAATAAACCATGTTCATATCATCCATAGCAGGGGCCGTCGCTGGCCCATTGATCGGCGGCCTACTGGGCAGCGGCGGCTCCAGTCAGAGCCAATCCACCCAGCAGACGCTGGACCCGCGCATGCAGGACGCCGTGTATGGCGCCAATGGCCTGCTGTCGGGCGCTCAAGACTGGTACGGCCAGAACCGGGCCGGGTTGAACCCTCAGATGCTGACCGGCCTGAATAACCAGTGGAACCAGCACGGCGCGAGCCAGCAGGGGTTCAACCAGATGCAAAGCCTGGGCATAGGCCTGATGGGTCAAGGCATGGCTGGCAACCCGTTTTCAGGCGGCTACAGCGGCGGCACGACCTTCGGCAGCACCGGCATGGCGCCAAACCCGCAGCAGTACCAGCCCGCGCAGCAGTCGAGCGGTGGCATGAACCCGTTTTCCATGCCGGTGGCGGCGCCCGCAGCGGCGCCTGCGCCTGCCCAGCCTGTGGCGTCCGCTTATGACGAGTGGCGGCGCCGGCAGCAAGCAATTGAAGACTCGGAAAACGGCAGCGCCTAAAGGACTCCCCATGCAAAATAATTTCGGCTTCGGCCAGAACCCCTATATTCAGC